CCGCTGCGACTGCTGCAAAACCAGCGACAGTAGGAATCAATTTTGATTCACCAGGGGCTAAAACTTGTTTCACAGTTTCTTTAATTGCCTTATCTCTGGGATTTTTCATATTAACGTCGTTAAATGATATCAGTTGACGCCAGGAGTCAACAGTCAAATGACCATGTGTTGAATATTGCATTATTCCACCCACTCAAAGGAACAACCAACACAAATGACATGTTGGATTTTACCATCAGAAGTATCGATAGGAACTCGGCTATGGATAAGAGATCCACAACGAGTACAAGAAGCAGTAGTCATCCAATCACCTCTTGGATTTCTTACCAGGTGCTTTAACAAGTTTTTTAGTAGACTTTTTCTTATCAGTATAACGGTATCGAACGAGTTTTCCGTCCTTACCTTTGAAAGTCTTGCCGTAATTATACGCCATCAATAACACACTCCAGCTGCACGTGTGATTAAGAGATCAGTAAATCCAAGGAAGTGACTGATTAACAAGACCAGTAAATATTCTATTCGATTATTTCGCAAGTGGTCTAGAGCAGTGATAACTTTCGTAGTTCCGACGACAGTTTCAGCACTTTGAGGTAGAGTCATTAAAACTCCTCCATTGTTTCAGCGAGATATCCTCGATGATTACCAGGTACCAACGTAACGATAACAACGTTAGTTTGTCCAGGCTCTACAGTTTGATTTAAAAAATCAACTCGTAACAATCCACAAGGTGCAGTAAACGGACCAGTATTATAAGTATTAATACCAGTTGTCGATTGATTCAAAGCAAATCCTTGGGTCTCTAATTGAACAAAATTAGTTCCGCCACCAGGATAATCATTCTGATCGTAAGGTAATTCATTATTACGATCAACCGCATTGTCGATAATATCATCATTATTATCACCAACATCATGCATTCTATTCAACCAAGAAGTAGGCATAGAAGGAGTTGCAGGATCAGGATTTTGCGGATAACTTCGAGAAAATTCATATCCATGAACAATGCCTTTCGAAGTTCCAGCAGTTGGACCAACCATATGTAAAGTATATTCATTGGTCACACCAGGAGCACCGTCATTAGGAATAACGATTTGAGAAGACTCCCAAGCTTCGGCAGCAGCAACCTCTGCCGATGTAGGAATATTGGTAGGAAATGGACCGGCTATTCGACCCGGACCTAACTGTCGAGGAGATACATTATTCGCCAGTATATGAGTAGACTCCATAGAGACTTTGAAATCTCTAAAAGCAGCGACACCAGATTCTCCACCCATTTCAGCAATGGCTTCATCCTGTTGATTTTTCCAGGCATGGAACGCTTTAACCCACGCATTTGCCACAGGCCATGTGTGCGGTATAGAATTCACAAAGCAAAGTGATCCAACACTAGTTGATGCAGCAGATGCCGAAAGAACACGGACATTTCCTACTGCCCAATTCAGACCTTGTCTGTAAAATCTTCGATTTAATCTTGATACAGCATCAGAGATGAAAATGTATCCAGTAGTATTTGGTGCAAACAAAAAATTCAATTTCATTACAGCAGGGGCTAATGAGCGGGTTTTATTCTTGTACGAGGATCTCGCCATAAAACTCTCGGGGGTTGGGTAGTCTATTAACTATACCCAGCCAATAACCCCTACCCCATTTCGGATTTCCGCTACACTCAAGAAACGAGAGACAGGTATTATGCATGCACAACACACTATCTTCCTTACCCTTCCACCGGCAACGACGGTTTAAGAATTAGTGGGTAAGATACCCCACGATTTTACCAAGATTTCTTGATAATTCCAACATTCGAACACACTAATTGTTCCCAATGTTCAGAAGTATATCCATCCATAGGCATTCGCCATTGTTTCTCAACAGGATGTCCATAATAACCAGCGATCATACTGGTTAATTCAGTATTGCAAAGAGGACACTTCATTACAAACACCTACAGTCTGTAGGCCAACAGTAGCGACAATATCCGCCCCTGTAATCAAGATAGAATCCGAGGATGGTCATTCGACCCGCCTCTTCAAACATCTAATACATTCACATCTTGAATTGATTTTACGTTCTGACATGAACGAACCATTCCAAGGGACATTAGTCCACTTTCCATTCTCTTTTATCCGTATGACCTTACTCGCCATGTACACAGGTGTACACATACGGTTTATAATATTTAATCAAATAATGAATATCCAAAAGCGAATATTGCCGAGTCTGGTATTGCTAACAATCCAACGGCTATGGCATCTCCAAATGGAAGAGGTCCATCAGCAGCCACTAGAACAGGTACTGCAGCATAAACCGCTGCGACTGCTGCAAAACCAGCGACAGTAGGAATCAATTTTGATTCACCAGGGGCTAAAACTTGTTTCACAGTTTCTTTAATTGCCTTATCTCTGG